GGGACATCAAGAGGTTTAAAGCCTAAGATGTGACTCGTTATCCTTGTGACTGACTTACAACATACGGATAGCATCCGTAGGAAGCGTCAGTGCCTTCACTTCCTTGCAAGCTCACCATCCGAGTTAAACCCTCGGGATCGGGAATAATACCCCTTTACGCTGTAAAAGCCGTGGTGGGCCTCTGCATAGGTATTGCTCATTAACTGTCTGAACTATTCGTACGTTCGGATAAATGCAGTTAATAGTAATCGTTACAACAACAGGAGTCTATTATGCCATCTCGCACGCGCAGTAAGAACGACATCGGTCCAACGGGGAGTGTTAGTTTCACACTCGGCGGTGTACCAAACGGGACTTATAGTCACGTCTTGATGTCGGATGCGCGTACCATGACAGATACCGTGACGCCGAAATTCGACGAAGCGATAGGTCATGGAGAGATAGTCAACAACTCTTGTTTGTTTCAAAGAAACTTGGTTCGACGCGGGAGTGGAGGCCGTTATTATGCCGTTCGTAAATCGAACGGCCAGGTCTCCCAAGGCACCGGCTCGGGCTGCTTAACAGCAGCTTATGTACAAGCCGGTGTATCCTGTAGCACTCCCAGCTTCGCCATCACTGGTGAAGCCGATAAGATTGCAGCTGTGAAGCTCCAAGCTTTATCTAAGATCGACCAAGCGCCATACGGTATCGGTCAAGACGTTGCGGAGATTCGTCAGACCCTCGAATTTATGAGGGACCCTCTGAAGAACTTCGATCTCCTCACGAGAAACATCTCGAAGGACATCGCCTTACGCATGCCGAAGAAGTCCCTTTCAGCGCGCGCGAAAGCGCTAGCGGGTTTGTGGGCTGACTACCGGTTTGCGATTGGACCGAATGTCCGTACCCTGGATACGTTGTTGCACTCCTTAATCGACGGCGAACAGCCTAGACCAAAGAGACAGACAGCGCATGCTTATGCCAAGTTGGAAACATCTATGGCAGACAAGGTAACGGCCACGGGCAACACGCAGTTTCGGTTTACCCGAAGCGGGAAGCGCGAGGTGGAATACCACGCGTCAGTGTTGTACGAGATCTCCAATCCTGTGAAGGATTGGAAATACAAGTATGGTTTGAGGAATAAAGACATTATG